AGCTATCGGACGCGTGCGTATCAGGATGGTTGTTGTCACGCTCAGCGCTGCTGGGCGTGTCACTCTCACGAGTGGGAGTGGTGGAGCCACCAAGATCGACATGGATTTTGGTGCCGCCGGTACCTATGACATCTTTATCCCCGGCACGGGCGTTCTTTTTGAGTCCGATCCGTTCGTGGCAACAGCCACTAACGTTACCGCGCAGACCCTGTTCTGGTCGTAATACCATGGCAAAGACGCCCGCGTGGACTCGCAAAGAAGGCAAAGACCCGAAAGGTGGGCTCAACGCCAAGGGTCGAGCAAGCTACAACAAAGCCAACCCCGGGAAACCGGGGTTGAAGGCCCCAGCCCCAAACCCAAAAACCCCCAAAGATGCGGCACGGCGTAAGTCGTTCTGCGCCCGCATGAGTGGTATGCCCGGCCCTATGAAAGACGAAAAAGGTAAACCCACACGCAAGGCGCTCTCGCTGCGCGCTTGGAACTGCTGAGGTACTGACATGCCGCTGACCGCTAAAGGCAAAAATATTAAGGCTGCTATGGAAAAGCAGTATGGCAAAGAGCGCGGGGACCGCGTCTTCTACGCCGCTGAGAACAAAGGCTCTATCAAGGGCGTAGCCAAGAAAGGGAAAAAGAAATGAACCGTGGAAATATGGGCAAGCAGATCGCCACTGCTCCGAAGTCAAAAAAGGTCAAGAAGATGATGTTTGGTGGCCCGGTTACTCCTATGCTGGGTGGTCCTGTTACTCCTATGCTGGGTGGCCCTACGGGCGGTCCTGTTACTCCTATGCTGGGTGGCCCTACGGGCGGTCCTGTTACTCCTATGCTGGGTGGCCCTACGGTTGGCCCGGTTACTCCTATGCTGGGTGGCCCTCGGGGTGACATGCGCGCCATGCGTGACGCACAGAGAATGCAGCGAAGATCAGATCGTGACGCACATAAAATGGAGCGCGCGGGGATGACGCCCGCGACAATGCAGCGAGCTATGCCCATGAAAAAGGGTGGCGCTGTTAAGAAAATGGCCGAAGGCGGTATGGCTCGCGGTGACGGCTGCTGCATGAAGGGCAAAACCAAGGGGAAGATGTGCTGATGGCCAAGAAGCCCGTAAAGGCGGAAGCTCCGCCGAAGGTAGAGACACGGGAGCAAGCCCCCCTGTTTACCCCCTGCAACCAGTGCGGATATCCGGCTGACTGCGCCCGCGCAGTCAAATGCCGTAAGGGCTTCAAGTAGCTATGGGGCGTACCAACGAGAAGCTATGGGAACAGTCCAAGGCGCAAGCCAAGGCTAAGATGGGCGGGAAACATTCCGCTCGGGCCATGCAGCTTGCTGGGGAAATCTACAAAGAAAAGGGCGGCGGGTATTCAGGTGAGAAGACCGCCGCTCAGAAGTCCCTAAGTAAGTGGGGGAAAGAGGACTGGGGGACAAAGAGTGGCAAGCCCTCTGGAAAGACAGGCGAGCGTTACCTCCCGAAAAAGGCACGTGACGCGCTGAGCCCTGCGGAGTATGCTGCTACTACTCGAGCCAAGCGCGAGGGCACTGCCAAGGGCAAGCAGTTCGTGGCCCAGCCAAAACGCATTGCGAAGAAGACCGCAAAATTCAGGGACTAAATCATGGCCGTCATTGTACCCGATCTACCGGAACTCTTCGAAGAGGCCTTTGAGCGGGCCGGGCTAGAGATGCGTTCGGGGTATGACCTCAAGACGGCTCGCCGGTCTCTCAATCTGATGACACTCGAGTGGGCCAACCGAGGCTTGAACCTGTTTACCATTGAGGCGGGCACGCTTGCCTTGGTAGCAGGAACTGCGACCTATACTCTGCCGACAGGCACGATTGACATTATCGAACACCAGATGCGTACCGGAACCGGCGCTGCGCAGGCGGACACTGCACTTGAGCGCATTTCCGTGTCGACCTATGCCCAGCAGACTAACAAGCAGATCATGGGTCGCCCGACTCAGATTTTTGTGCAACGGCTAGCGACGAGCACGACAGTTACGTTGTGGCCTACACCCGACAGCTCTCAAAGCTACACCCTATTTTACTACCGCCTGAAAGGTATTGATGGATTGGCCTCGGGCATCGGCGCTGATACCACAAATATTCCTCCGCGGTTTGTCCCCGCGCTTGTCGCAGGTCTGGCCTATTACATTGCCATGAAGAAGCCTGACGCCGCCGCCCGTATCCTGCCATTGAAGCAGGTTTATGAGGAGCAGTTTGAATTGGCCGCAAGCGAAGATCGTGACCGCTCATCGGTCAGCTTTGTGCCATTCAATACGATGATGATTGGGGGTTTCTGATGCCCGCATACGCACGGGGAAGTAAAGCCCTCGGCATTTGTGACCGCAGTGGGCGTACCTATAAACTTTCAGACCTCGTCTGGGAGTATCAAAACGGCGTTAAGACGGGCTTTCGAGTTGGTCGCGACATTGTTGACCCTGACCAACCCCAGAACTTCTTAGGGCGCGTGAAGATCAATGATCCACAGGCTCTACAGAATCCACGCCCAGACTACTCTCCTGGGGACGGGCTTTTTGGTTGGAATCCTGTTTGGAACCCTATTCAGGATATGGTAGGGTCTATTGGAACCGTGACTGTGGTCACATCGTAAGGAGCTCGAGATGGCAAACTGCATGAATAAAGCCAAAGGTGGAAAGATGGCTAAGGGTGGCAAAGTCTCCGGATACGGCGGCAAGGAAAACTACAAGTCCAAGGTTTCTATGTTGAAGCACGAGGGTATGGAGTCCAAGGTTGTAGAGAAAATGGAACCCAAGATGGCCAAGGGCGGTAAGGCTCGCGGTATGGGCGCAGCCACCAAGGGTGGTAACTTTAGCAAGAACGGCTGATAGATGAACTATACGCAACTCACCGCCGCACTACAGGATTATCTCGAGACTCAGGAAATCTCCTTTGTTTCTAACATCCCCACGTTTGTTCGGCAGGCCGAGGAGCGCATCTACCGCTCAGTGCAGATCCCAGAACTGCGTAAGAACGCTACCGCTACCACGACGCTAGGCAATCAATATCTTGCCCGGCCTTCTGATTTCTTGTCAGTGTTCTCTATGGCCGTTGTTGATGCCTCCGGGAACTACAGCTATCTCTACGACAAAGATGTGAACTTTATCCGCGAGGCATATCCGGGCCCATCTACGCAGGGGTTGCCGAAGTACTACGCCCAGTTTGATGGTGATCAAACTGGTCTGACCGAGGGCAACTTCATTCTCGGCCCTACGCCGAACGCGGCATATACCGTTGAGCTGCATTACTACTACGACCCACCGTCTATCGTGGATACAGGCACCTCGTGGCTTGGAACTAACGCTGAGACTGCCCTCTTGTATGGTTCGCTAGTTGAAGCGTATACCTATCTAAAAGGGGATGTTGATATGCTAAAGCTCTACACAAACCGGTATATGGAAGCCATGTCGCAGCTCTTTGGCATTGATCTACGCTCCAAGCGGGATGACTACCGCGACGGCGTTAAGTCTGGGGGTAACTGATGTTTACGGGGTCTGCTTTGCCCGGCGTCGTGTCGGTATCGACTACTGAGGGTCGGGGACATACCCCCGAGGAGTTGGCTGAACGCTGCACGGCTAAGCTCATCAGCGTCTCCGAGGACGCCCATCCGGCTATTCGTGAGCAGGCAAAAGCCTATCGCGCAGCCATCACCCACGTGTTTACCCACTATATGAAAGAGGCAGTTACCAACGACCGTGTAACTGTGTATAATGCGCTCGTACAGGCGGGCCATCCACAACTCGCTGACGCCATTCGCAAGCTATAGGAGGATATCTTGGCCATCACACAAGCAATGTGCACCTCGTTCAAGAGCCAGCTTCTTGAAGCCGCGCACGATTTTCGTACCACTGGTGGAGACACGTTCAAGATCGCGCTCTACTCGAGTGCGGCTACTTTGAATGCAACCACCACTACGTATAGTTCGAGCAACGAGGTCGCAAACTCCGGCACTTATGCCGCAGGTGGGGGCACCTTGACCAACATCTCGCCAACAACGTCAGGCACCACAGCGTTCACTGACTTCGCCGATATCTCCTTTACGTCGGCCACGATCACTGCTCGCGGTGCGTTGATCTATAACACGACTCCGACGCATACCTACACCAACCCCTCGGTGGCAGTGTTGGACTTTGGTGGTGACAAAACGTCAACTTCTGGTACGTTTACTATCCAGTTCCCTACAGCTGACGCTTCCAACGCCATCATCCGCATCGCGTAACCTAGCCGAGGTGGAGGACTGATATGCCGAAGTTCGTAAACCGGGCAAAGATGACCACTGCCACGACCGGCACTGGGACTATTACGCTTGGCTCTGCTTCAACTGGCTACCAGACCTTTACCGCAGCAGGCGTCGCCAACGCAGATAGCGTGAGTTACGTTATCGAAGACGAAACTGCTTGGGAAATCGGGACCGGTACGTACACATCGTCCGGTACGACCCTTACCCGGTCCCTGGTGCAGTCTTCAACGGGCTCGCTGTTGAGTCTATCTGGAACCGCTACAGTCTTCGTCACGGCGGCGGCGGCGGATATTGTTGCTCCAACCAACACGCAGACCCTGACGAATAAAACCCTGACATCACCTACGATCAGCGGGGGGACCCTTGACGGAGCGGCGGTGGGGGTAACAACTCGAGGTGCCGGGGCATTCACGACCTTTGCCGTATCAAGCAGCGTGACTGAGGCCGTTTTCGCGGTGACTGGTACTACACCCGCGTTGAACCCCGCGAATGGTACGATCCAAACGTGGACACTTACAGCCAACTCCACACCAACGGACAGTTTTTCTGCGGGCCAATCAATAACACTGATGGTTGATGACGGTACCGTGTTTGCAATTACTTGGCCGTCCGTAGTTTGGAAAACGGACAGCGGGGTCGCCCCCACGTTGAACGCAAGCGGCTTCACCGTTATCGTCCTGTGGAAAGTTAGCACAACTTTGTATGGGGCACGGGTGGGGAACGCATAATGCTGGCACGTAGGCTGCTAGGGGCAGACAGAATCCGCGCTAACTTTTTAGCCGTGGCTCATAGCGGCACCCCCTATATCGCCGCCTATCCATGGTCTGGCTCCGGGTTCGGCACTAAGTTCGCCAGCCCGGCTACACTTCCTACGGGAACCGGAAATAGCGTAGCTTTTAGTCCAGACAGTACCGCTATAGCCGTGGCCCACAACAGCCTCCCCTATATCTCCGTCTATCCATGGTCTGGCTCCGGGTTCGGCACTAGGCTCGCCAGCCCGGCTACACTTCCTCCTAATACGGGCAACGGTGTAGCTTTTAGTCCAGACGGTGCTGCTATAGCCGTGGCCCACAACGGTACCCCCTATATCGCCGCCTATCCATGGTCTGGCTCCGGGTTCGGCACTAAGTTCGCCAGCCCGATCACCTTACTTCCTGCGGGAACCGGAAATAGCGTAGCTTTTAGTCCAGACAGTACCGCTATAGCTGTGGCCCATACCGCCACCCCCTATATCTCCGTCTATCCATGGTCTGGCTCCGGGTTCGGCACTAGGTTCGCCAGCCCGGTCACCTCACTTCCTGCTAGTACGGGCCTCGGAGTGGCTTTTAGTCCAGACGGTGCTGCTATAGCCGTGGCCCATGCCAGTACCCCCTATATCTCCGTCTATCCATGGTCTGGCTCCGGGTTCGGCACTAAGTTCGCCAGCCCGGCTACACTTCCTACGGGAAACGGAAATAGCGTAGCTTTTAGTCCAGACAGTACCGCTATAGCTGTGGCCCACAACACCACCCCCTATATCTCCGCCTATCCATGGTCTGGCTCCGGGTTCGGTACTAGGTTCCCCAGCCCGACTATACTTCCTTCTAATGCGGGCAGCGGTGTAGCTTTTAGTCCAGACGGTGCTGCTATAGCTGTGGCCCATTTAAGTAGCCCCTATATCTCCGCCTATCCATGGTCTGGCTCCGGGTTCGGCACTAAGTTCGCCAACCCGACTACACTTCCTCCTAATACGGGCAACGACGTAGCTTTTGGCCGCGTATAACAACAATTTAAACGGGGACGTAGGACACGGCATATGGAAAAAATACAAAACACCGAAGGGGTGGGTCGCGAAGAAATCCTTGCAGGCTCTCGCGAAGCCCGGGTGCAGGAGATAATGCACTACCAAATAAATATCGACAACTATACGCTTGCGCTAGACGAAATAAGCAAACTACCGCCAGAAGAGCGCGCGGAGTTGGCAGCCTTCGCGAGCCAACTTGCAGAACTCCTTGTTTCAGAAAAAATGGAGCAGAAAAAAGCAAAAATCATGCTATTAGTCGTTCAGCGCCAGCTTCCCTAGCCCCACGAGAAGAAAGGGCCTCACAGTGTTTGCCAAGATCAAAGATGGTGTCGTTGAGAAGTTCCCCTATAGTATTAGGGAGCTCTTCCGCGACCACCCTAATACTAGCTTTCCGGCGCGGCCTTCCGATGCTACACTGGCCGCTTTCGACGTTGTGCGTGTTACCGAGAAACCTTTGCCGGGGTTCGATGAACAGGAGAGTTTTTTGGTGCAGGGTGCGACCCCTTTCAAAGAGGGCGATCAGTGGTTCACCCAACCCGCAACACACAGATTTTCGGCGGAGCAGCTTGTAGATCGTAATGCAGCACAGACATTATCTGTCTACGCCGAACGGGATAGGCTGCTGCTAGAGACTGATTGGGTTATTGTTAAATCTATAGAGACTAACGTCCCAGTACCAGCCAAATGGTTATCGTATCGTAGGGCACTTCGTGATATATCTCTACAAGAAGGGTTCCCGTGCAGCGTGACGTGGCCTGTAAAACCATGAGGTAAGCCGTGCTAGGCTTTACGCCACTTGCATCTTCCCCCCTCGCCGACATGGGGGTAGTCGCGGTTAACGTCACCGTTCTTGTTACGGGCGTTGTATCTACAGGTTCTGTAAGCTCCATTACGGCAACGGGCAATGCTGTTACCACACCCCCGGGTGTTGAGGCTACAGGTGCCGTAGGCTCCGCTACTCTAACAGGCAGCGCTGTTACCACGCCTACTGGGGTAGAGGCCCCAGGTGCCGTAGGTTCCGTAGCTGTAAGCGCAGCAGTCACAGCTTCTCTTATTGGTGTATCCGCGGCAGGTCAGACAGGAACGCCTACTGTTTCTGGGTCCGCCGTCGTTTCACCTACGGGGGTGGCAGCGACCGGACAGCTTGGTAGCGCCGTATTCTTAGACATTGAAGGTGTCGTGGCAAGTGGTTTTGTGGGCACCGTTACCGTCACGGTCTCTGCTAACGCCCTTGTGTCCGGAGTAAGTAGTACAGGTCAAGTTGGCGACGCTACAGTGTCTGCCGATGCGAACCTAACTTTAGTAGGTATTTCTGCTACTGGCGCGGTCGGGGATGTGCTTGTAGTTATGGACGCTAACGCCGCAGTTACTAGTGTTTCCGCCACTGGCGCGGTCGGGGATGTGCTTGTAGTTATTGACGTTAACGCTGCAGTTACTAGTGTTTCCGCCACTGGCGCGGTCGGGGATGTGCTTGTAGCTATCGACGCTAACGCTGCAGTTACTAGTGTTTCCGCTACCGGCGCAGTCGGCACCCTTGGTGCCACAGGCTCTGCTAACGTCATTCCGTTCGGTGTTAGTGCCACCGGCCGCATTGGTCAGGCGACAGTTTGGGGTAGTATCGTGCCAAATCCCGGTTCGACATGGACGGAAGTCGATCCAGATGCTATAAATTCATGGACAGCGGTGGGGCCGACTCCACCAACCATTTGGACAACCATCGCGGCGTGAGGATGACCTATGCCCAGTACATACACTAATAACCTCGGGGTTCAACTCCCAGCCGACGGCGAACTCGATGGTGTCTGGGGTGAAGTTGTCAACGATAACATGAACATCCTTGATCGGGCCATCAACGGCACGGTTTTGCTACCTCTGACTGGCACTACATCAACGCTCACGACATCTGACGGCACTTTGTCTAGCGGTCAGTACAAGGCTCTGGTTCTCGGTGGCACGCCGAGTGCCACCCACACAATCACCATCGCGCCTAACGACGCCCAGAAGATCTATTACGTCTACAACCTGTCTGGTCAGTCGGTCATCTTCACGCAGGGCTCCGGCACAACAGTGACCATCGCCAATGGTGACAGCGGGGTGATCTACTCTAATGGGGGTGGCGGCGCAGCGGGCGTTGTCAATCTGACTGACAACTTTGCTATGAACTCTGTCAAGATCACCGGGGGTGCTATCACGGGTATTACCGATCTGGCTGTTGCCGACGGCGGAACCGGAGCCTCCAGCGCCGCAGATGCCCGCACTAACTTAGGCCTCGTCATCGGAACAAACGTGCTGGCATATGA